CTCATAATTTTCTCCGTATAGCTCCTTCATTCTTGTTTCAGCATTCTTAACCATTTTAGAGAAATTCTTCATTCTGTATTCTGTTCTACCTACAGCTTTCTCTTTGAAAGACTTAACGAATTCAGGAAGCACACCTTCTGTAGACAACCACTTCCCTGCTTTTGTTCTAGCCTTATTAAAGAAAGGGCTGTCAGGAAGAATTTTATCTAATCCCCAAGTAACAACATCTTCTATTGTTTTAGTAGGAACTTGAAAATTATTTCCTGCTTCTGTTTCTGTTTCTGTTTCGGTTTTATTGTCAACTAAGAATGTAGAACCTTGTCCACCACTAGCAGCAACCCTTTTATTATGTTCCTTTATCTCTGATACTTGTGTTTCAGCAGATGTAGGTTCAAAAGGCATTGCAGGACTTGGAACAAATTCAAAAGGTTTAGGAGTTACTTGTTCAACTTCTTCTAAAGTGTTTAAGTTTCTAGGGTCGCTAACAGCAGGAACTATTTCCATACCTTGTGTCTGTGTTATATCACGTCTAATAGGCATCTGACCTTTGTGTTCACGAACACTTCTAACGTAATCACGCATTAAGTCAGCTCTTTTTTGAGGGTCTTTAATCTTTCTTATTTGGTCTCTAATCCCTTTAGCTTCACCTTTGGTCCTTACGTCTAGGTTCACTTGTTTAATGGTGTTTTCCAAGCCGTCTTGTGTTTCAATATCTTTAAATATCAAATCCAATTCACCTAACTGGTAAGGTTCGTATTGTCTTTCTTTTGGAGCAGGTAATAAAGCTTGTTCAACTGTTTCTTCAATAGCATCTGCGTGATCTGATTCCCAGTCAGATTGAAACCTTTGCCATTGCATTTGCTGTGAATTAGTTAGCTTCGGTTCATTCTTTATTACAATTTGTCTAAAAGCATTTTGTAAGTCACCACCAGGCATAAAGAAACCCATAGTAAAAGAAGATACTAATAACTTCATAAGGTCATCAGACTCTCCATATTTCTTATGAAAATCTTGGAACACATCGCTTCGGCTATCCATAAATAACCCAGTCATTTCTTGAGCTGTCTCCTCAGCCATCTCTTCAAATCCCTTCCTAAATCTATTCTTAGTAAACTCTCCAAATTTAGATATTGAACTCGCTGCTTTAGTAGCACCTTCTTTACCTAAAACATTAGTCAATGAGCCGAATAAACTTTTACCTCTACTTAAAGAAGAAACCATTCCTTGACCTGCTAAAGAACCAAATGCACCTGATACAAAGTTCATTTCGTCTAGGTGTCTAGGGAACATAATACCAGTTACTTGATAATCAATACCTTGTTTAACAGCAGCACCACCATAACTGTAAACTCTAGCCATAAGACTACCTCTAGCAGCGTTAGTATATGTTTGATTTGTTTTATATATGTATTTTAAAGTTTTAGGATTTGCTCTTGACAACTTCATTAAAGTCTTACCAAACTTTCCACTTTTTAATAAAGCCGAAGAACCTTTACTACCAATAGTCATTTCAGCAGCAATACCTAGTGTAGTACCTAAAGTGTTAGTCCAAAATTCTCTACCTAAACCTTGCTCTCTGTCTACACCTCCTTCAAAGTTCCTTACAACATCTAAGTTATCTATAGCTTCTGCTGTTAAGTTTTCTGATGTAATAGCTCCTACTTCAGAACCTTTAGATATTAACCATCTAGCATCTTCGTATGGATTGGCTGAAGAACCAAATGCAGATTTTGAAAAAGAAAAATTACCTCTCCCTCTATCTGTACCTGCAACAACATCCATTGCTTTTGAACCGATAGTTTTTAAATCATCAACTCTATTAGAAAGGAATGAACCTTTATCTAAATCTATAGGGTCTTCATTTAAGTATGGTATATCAGCAAACTTCTCCATCATTTGAGCTAATCCTAAGTAGTACATTTCAGCGTTCATACCAGTACCACCTAACATAGCATTTATCTTATCGTTAAATGACGGTTCTTCTCTTTTAGAAAAGTATGTAGATAATTGTCTACCGTATAAAGCAAATTCTAATTGTAACTTCTCTCTAGCTGTCATATTTGGAGGAAAAATACTTTCGTCTCCTGTGTATTCGTGAAGCTGATTTAAAGCGTCTTCTGCCTTTGTTTCTGAATCTACAAAGAATTGTTTGTAAGAAGTAGTTCTATCTATGTATATATCTTCTAGCTGTTGTCTTTGTTCTTCTCCTAGTTCATTTATGTTGTATTGTTGGGAGGCGTCAACGTCAGCTAGTTCTTCAGGAACATTACCATCCTTTGCTAAATATTTTAGTAATGTGGCTCCACTAATACTTTTACTAACCATAGCATCCCTTAATTCAGAAATCTCGTTTTTAAGACCTATAGTAGCATCGTGCTTTAATGTAGCTATTTCTAATCTTTTGCTTTTTATATCTTTCTCTTGTTTCTCAAAAGAAATTTGATCGTACTTATCCCAATCCCCACTAGCTTTCTTCTTGGAAAGTTCTTCAAGCAATAATTCCTCCTGCTTTAAAGACTCCATAAGCTTAAACCTTTTTAGTTTTTCAGGCTTATCTTTATATAATATCTCGGCTGTAGTCTGATTCATAGAGTCAAATAGACTACTGATAGGCTTGTTTGGGTCTAAAGCATTTCCTTCTAAAGCATCATCTTTAGCCATATTAATTACTTGACCTAACTGGTAATCTAGTCCTAGCTTGTGATACCTGTCTTGTGTAAATACTTTTTCAGCAAGTTTATCTTCGTACCAATCCTCTGTTTTTTGCTTACCATCTTCTTCACCGAACTCTTTTATATTCTCTGAAAGCTTAGATTGGTATTCACCATCGTAATCTTTCATAATTTCTTGAGTGGTGCGAATGTTCTCGTAAGACGTTCTCATAGGTCTGAAGGCACTATCAAATCTTTTATGACCATATCTATCAAAAGCAGGGTCGCTAGCGTCATAGTCGTCGTCAGGAGTAGGCATAAGTGTACCTTCCATTTCTTCAAAAGTTCCTATGTTTAATTTTGAACTCATAAAAGAATGGAATTTCTGTCTACGAAATCTACTTTCATTCATTTTTTCGTAGTATTGTTCGTATGTACCTATGTTATACCCTCTATTTGTAATAGTGTTATACAAACTTTGTAACTTATCCTCTCTCAAACCTGCTTCCGAAAATTTAACTTCTTCGGTTTGTGGTTGTGGAGTTTCAGTTGGTTCTACTTCAGTTGGTGTTACTTCAACTGAATCTTGTTGTTGTGGAGTTTGACCCTGAACAGGCGCACTTACCTGTTCGTTTGGGTTTTGATTATTTTCGTTACCTAAAGACATATTTATTTATTCTATTTCATCCATTCTGTTGCATCTTCTTGCTCCTGTCTAACATTTTTCTCTCCAGTTTGAGGGTTGAAAGAAGTTTCTTGACCACTAGTAAATTTTGTAGTCTTACTAATGTCTTTTATTTCGTGTGGAGTTCTAGCTGAATCTGCTCTTTTCTTTCTAAATATACCAATAATTTCTTCTTTTCGCTGAAAATGCTCTTTGATCTTAGGGTCGTTAGCTATTACTTTAGCGTTTTTAATAAACTCTTGCATTTCTTGAACAGTAAAAGCATCATCACGTTCCTTCCCTTCTATATTTAGTTTGTTCCAAATATTTAGAGGTAAGTAATCGTTTCCATCACTATTAACTACGTGAATTTTAAATCTTCTTTCGCCAGTAAAATTTGAAAATAACCCAACATCAGGAACAATCTCTATCCCATTTACACTTCCGAATAATGGGTTTTCTGTAGTATTAAACCTAAAAGCTTTACTATTTCCGTTATTAACGAAATATTCATTCCAAGCACCTCCAATAACACTGTTTTCAAATTTTGCAGCAGGGGCAGTAAACATTTCAGGGTCAGATTCGTCATCCAAAAAACTAATAAAAGCATCTTCAACCATACTGTATTCACCTTGTCTAAGGAGATAGTTAGCTTTCATTAAAGCGCGTTGTTCTTGGTTACCCATAGGAACTTTTTCTGTTATACCATCTCCGTTAAAATCAAAATCAACCATTACAGGAGAGTTGTCAATTAAATCACCATCTAGTTTGTTGTTTTGGTCAACTAACCCATACTTTTCTATTATCTTTGTTTTTTGGTCTTCGTTAATAACATCGCTATTCTGAATAATATTATCTAAAAGACTATTTGTTTCGTTTGGTTCTAGGTAATAATTATTCTCTATGTTTTCTCCTGTTTCTTCATCTTCACCTCCTTCAGTGTATATAGTAATACCGTAACCTCTATCTTCTTCAAATCTTTTAATAGAAGCTAATTCTCTTTCGGTTAATGTATTAGATAGTAGTTTTCCGTTTTCATCAAACAATTCATCGTAATCATTAGGTATATCAGTATCATACTTCTTATTGAAGTCTTGTACGTATTTTTTAAACCCTTCTTCATCTTGCCTATACTTAACCATTTGTTCAGGCGAAAGTTTAAGGAGAGCTGTTAAATTTCTTTGCTTTTGTTTTAAAGTGTAATAGTGTCTAGCGTCTTCAGGAGTTAGATTCCATAATCCTTTAGTATGAGATGGGTCTCCAATATCAATTTTCGTTATATTTTGCCCATTATATTTGTAGCCGTTTAACATCCTTGTAGATAAAACACCATTTTCTTCTGTAAACATAGTAGGGTTTGATATAACACCTGCAACTTTAGATATAATATCTGTTTTTATTATTTTTTCATTAGTAGTTACATCGAATTTTGTCTTAGTAGCTGCTGCCCTTTTTGTTTGAGCTTCGTACTCGTCCATATTGTATGTTCGCACAGGCTTCCTTAAAGCATCCATAGAAACCTTAACTCGCATAGCTTCATCAAGTCTACCTGCTTTGGTTAAAGCATCACGTCTCACAGCTAAATCATTGTACATTCTATTGTACTCTTGCTCTTTAATCTTGTAAGATTCATTATCTTTATCGGTAGTTTGTTCCCAAGCTTCTAAACCTTTATTAAATTCAGTTACACCTTTATCTATATCAGAACCAACTAAATCAGAGTATCGTGTAGCTCTAGTGATTCCTGCTTCTTTATTGTATAATAATCTAGCGTATTTTTCAGGGTTTTTAGCAATTAATTCCTGTGCTTTGTATCCTTCTTGTAAAGAACCACCTAATGCTGTAGATTCACCTAGAATTTGTTGATATAGCGTATAAGCTTTCATCTGTCTAGGGTCGTGTGCATCAGGTTTTTTTATATTAAATCCTGCTGACCTAGCAGCAACAGCTAAATCATTTAGTTGCCTAACTTTATTACCGTATTCTTCAGTTAAATACGGAACTTGTTCTAGTTCTTCTAACGGTTTAATTAATTCTAAATCAATATCTTCAGGCTCGTCAATATCAGGAAGTGTAACTGGTTGTTCCCAAATCCTGTCCATTTCAGGTTCAGTACCATAGTCAGTAGGCATCAAATAAGCCGAACCACCTACACTTGTACCAAATTCCCTAGATAAAGTTGGACCTTCTAAACTACCTTCTGTTTTGTTTTCAGGAGCTAAAAAATTATCAGACTTTAGGGCTTGTTGCTGTTTAAGTTGCATTAGCCCTTGCTGTGTATTTGCGTTTTGTTTAGCTATAGCTTGTTCTCTAGCTATTTGTTCTGCTGTTTTACTACTCATAAGGTTTGTAATTACTTATATGGAACTATTGGTTCAAGTTTATACGGTGAGCCAACATTATTTGTTTCTTCAAATGGATTGTCTGCTATAAATGATGGATATGCTTCATCTCCTTGTATATAAGCAGATATTTTATCAGCATTACTTACTCTAGGTTTAGCCATAGCTTTATATGTATCAAGTTGGGTTTGTGCTATTTTTTTATTAAGATTATGTTGTGCTTCATTAAGTTTACTATTTTCTTTAGCAATCTTAGCCTGATTTTGCTTCATTGTTCTTTCAGCGGCTTGAACAACTCTAGGGTCATTATACCCTGTTAAAGAAGGGGCTGTTTGTTCATCTCTTCTATAGTATTGGTTAGCTAAATTACCAATGGTATAAGGTAGCATTTGTTGTTGTCTAGCTAGATTTAATCTACCTGCTCTTTCAGTTTCTCTCGCTCCAACTTTAGATAATTGCCACTCTTCTAATTGTGGTTGATACCCATATCTTAAACCTAATTGCTGATTTGTAGATAGTTCATTTGCTCTAGCTTGTGCTAACTGTGCAGCCTGCATTTCGTTTTGTGCTTGTGCAGCTTGGTCGGCTTGTCCTAAAAGGATATTTCTTTTTAAAGCGTCTACTCCACCTTTACTCATTAAAGAACCGTACACTCCTGATTGTCCTGCTGCTGCTGATTTAATCGCAGCTTGTTGAGCTGAATAATCATCAATGTCTTGTTGTCTAATTGCAGATAAAGCTCTGTCAGTAAGCCCTTGATTAGCTCTAGCCTGCGCTCTTTGTGTAGCAGAAGCTAAATCTTCGCTTTCTCGTAGAGTAGGCATTTGTGGACGCTGACCTGCTAACTCTCTTTGTGCTTCTTTACCTGCTTTTATTTGACGATAGCTTTCTAGCATCTTAGCTGTATCCACACCTATTTTAGCTACATTATAAGCGTCAGCAGTTTTCTTTTGTACGTCTGTCTTTAACTCTTGTCTAGCGTCTGTTTCTTCTTTATAGGCTGTTTTAAGGGCGTTGTTTTTAGTTTTTAATTCGTCACCCATTGTTTCCAAGCTTCCCATCACAGCTTCTCTTTCAGCACTAGATGATTCACTGCGAAGTCTTTGTTTAAAATTCTCTGAAGTAGTATAGTCACTAATAGCATCTATAGTTCCTTCACCTACAATACCGTCAACCTTTAAATTAGAACCTGGTGAGTTAGTATTGATGTATTTCTGTAAAGACTTTACTTCTGAATTAGAAAGACTTGTAGGGTCATTCTTGTATTTCTCTACTAAACCTATATAGCTTTTAGCGTTTAAATCTCTAACTGTAGGGTCAGTAGTATCGGTTGTGTCTGTAGAAGTAGTTTCTGTTTTATCTTTAGTGCTAACTTTTTTAGCATCGGTATTATAATCAGACCAAGTTTTACTAAAGTCATCGTGACCTTCCTGCATAGAACCAATTCTATGTTTCCAAGTTTTTTCGTAAGCAGGATTAGGATTTTCTAATGTGTATGATTTTTTATTAACTTTGTCATATGTTGTTTTGTAAGCGTCATCCTTTGCTTTATATATATCCTCGATTGTCAATTCAGATGCCTTAGACAAGTCAGGAGTAGGTGTGTTACCCTTTAATTCATCTATTGAAGCTTCTCCTAGTGCGTATGTTAGAAGGTCTTCAACTTCTCTACCTGAATTAAAAGCGTAATCAGTTAATTCAAATAAAACTTCTTCACTTAAACTATTAACATCTAAACCTCTAGCCTTCAATGAGTTAGCCATAGGAATGAAATAATCATCTTGAATAAGTTTTTTCAGTCCTTCAACATCTTTAGCTTTACCTCTTGCGTACCTATCGATAGTCAAGCCAGTACCATCAGCACTACCTTTTTGAGTTTCAAATTTATGTATTCTTTCAGCTAATCGCTGTAATTGATCGTCTTTTAAACCTTGCATACTTTTATCTTTCCAATCACTAGATTTAGTGAACTCTTTGATTTTCTGTTTATTTTTTTGGTCCTTATAGAATTGTTTTCTAACAGGGTCGTTCTCTGCTTCATCACGAAATCTTTTTAGATATTCAGGGTCTTTCAACCTCTCTAAAGATGTTTGATTAATGAAAGAGTCATTACCTGGCATACCTTTTTTAAGTTCTTCAAAAGCAGGGTCTTTTTTACCAGGAGCAGGTATGTAAACAAAATTCTTTCCTGTAGGGTCGTATGGGTCAGGAATCTTTTTGTATTTGTATCCATTAACTTCAACCATAGCCGTACCATCTTTTTGAGTTGGGTACGTTATACTTTTTGTTTTTACTTCTGCCATAATTATAGTCCGTATAAAGAAGAGTTAAATAATGGTATTGTATTTTCTCTTCGTTTGCTTTGTGATTTTTGTTTTGCTAAACTTTGTTGTTTTTTAATTTGGTTAGCACCGAAAGCGTTCATTGCTTGTGCGTAACTAACTTTAGCTTGTTCTTGCTTTTGATTGAATAAATTCCTTTTATTTCTAGCCTCCATACCTTTATAAAGACCGACTCCTGCACCTGCTAGAACACCTGCACCTGCTAGTAAAGGATTACCTGTCTTTAAACCTGCTAACCCAAATTTAGTAGCATATTCAATACCTGCTGAAGTACCTACACCCTTAGATATTTCTTCAGGCATAGGAACTTCTTGAAAGGTTGGTTGATAATCTTCGTTATAGTTTTGTTCAGGGAAATAATCTTGAGTGTTGATGTCATCTAACTCGGTCATAGATTGGTAAGCACCATAACCAGTTTGAGCTAAATTAACAGCACCACTAATATTATTCATAAAATCATCTTGTTGCGCCATATGTAAAATTATTTTTACTTGTTCTGTATTTAGTTATGACTCCTGCTATTGATACAGAAGTTTCAGTTCCGTTGTTAATAGTAAATGTTGTAATAGCATACTTACCTCTTAACCTTGCGTTTTTAAAATCTCTAAGTATAGGGAATTCATAAGCGTCGTGTCTAGGTTTTACATTGCAATTCATAGTAGCTTCTTGGTCCACTGTACCATCTTCTTTTATAACTACCATATCACAACTATCTACTCTGTTGTTAGAATCTAATCTAATGTTATCAAATGTTTTACCAAATGATACGTTAGGATTTATAACGAAAGTTATTTTTGATGGAACAGTTTCACCTAGTATAACACCTCTAGTACTATTGCCGTAAAAATTCTCCAAGTCAAGGGAATTTGATTTATCGTTCCCAATAATATAAAGTTCACTGTTAGAGTAGACGATGCTATGTATTTTAGTATCTTCACTTGGCACAATGCTAGTAGTCCAAGAATTAATTTTATCACTCCAAACGTATAAGAACCCTTTACGGTCAACTTCCGTTTCACTTCCTCCGTCATTATATACTTTGTCTTTAAATGTATTTACGCCAATAAAGTATTCTTTGTTGTTGAAATCATATCCTGCAACTATATCTTTATCAGGTATTTTAGTATTTGATTCTAATGCTGTGTGGAAATCAGAATATTTACCGTTATCTGATATTCTTTCTGACTGTCCTCCTGCTATCTTTATTACACTTCTTTTCTGTGCGTCCATAAAGATTATAGTATCATCGGTATTGATTACTGATCTAATGTGTTGTGAGCCGTTTTCGTTAAGGAAATACTGTGGCTTGTTTATCAAAGTACTACTGTTAATAATCATTTGATTACTACTAGCATCTTCTATAACATTTTTATTTATAGGAACAACACATACAGCTTCATCTTGTATAACATATACATTGTCAGAAGCAACTTTAGATAGTTTTGTAAGACCTCCATACTCTTCAGGAAAGTCATATAAACTACTGACTCTAAACCTGTTGAACCCTTCTTCATCAGTTTGGAATATCTTTTGGTCTGAATAAATCATACGTGCAGGAAACTTCGTTCTGTTGACGTCTCCCAAAGACAAACTCGTCCAAGTCTTAGCTTCATTCTCTACAGAATAACCTGGGTTATATGGATATGTATAATCAGTTTCAAATTCTCCAACAGTTTGTTCGTCTCTTACTGGATAAACAAATGGGTTAGATTGTAGCTGACAGTTAATAGTACTTTCCACATAACAACTAATAACTTCATATAAATCATTGTATGCTTGAATTTTTTCAGAAAAAATACCAAACTGTGTTTCACTTGTTCTAACTGTATGCTTAGAAATAAAACAGTCTCCACCAAATACTTCTACATCAATAGATTGTGTTTGTGAAGTAATTACACCATAAACTCCTGTGTGAATATATTGTAATACATCTGAATTTAAGCCGTATCTGTCATCTTCTATACCACGAACTAAATTAACAATAGGTGTTGTAGCAGTAGTACCATTGTTGTACAATGTAATTCTGTTACTTCCATTTATATTAGTAGGGTCAGGTAGATTTTGAATAGAATCAGAAAATATATTTTCTACTCCTGTTACCTTTGTAGGGTCTTGAATAACTTGTTCAATAGTCCAAAAAGAACTAAATCCTACATTAATAAATCCATTATCAGTTAATCTATCTTCATTAAATTTTATTTCATTAGTTACCTTAAAGTCTGTGTGTACTCCTGTAAACCCTGGAACTTCAATAGCAGACATATATGTGAGATCGCCAAACTTTTTATCTAAAGTTAATACTAGAGCTTTCTGTTGTCTAAATGATGCAGGAGAGTTATTGTATAAAGCAACCCCTTGACCATTACCAAAATCAACGACACTTCTTAAAGAAACATTACTACTAGGTGTGTACGGCATAGTATAATGAGTTCCACCTGCTGTAACTTCTCCAAAATCAATTACATTGTTATCATTTCCATTTTCAAATTGACCAGTTGTACTAAAATCATAATAATCAAAAGATATGTTTCCGTTCTTTTTGCCATAGTAATAATTGTAGTAATTACTAGCGTTAAAAGCTAAAGCCATTCGGTCTGTTTGAGAGTATCCATTACCACCTTGACCACCAATTCCATCTATATCAAATATTTGAGTTCTACTTAAAGAAATAGCATCTACTATTTTTAATTTAGAACTATTTGGTGTTAATCCACTACCAAAATTTATATTATCAAGTTGATACATATATTCAGGTGGAACACAAATAGATACAGGTAAAATATTGTCATCTTCTTGAGATTGTGCTTGTAAAGACGAAACATCTTTAATAGTAGTAAATGTATGTGTAGTTCTCTGAAAGTTCCTTGTTGCCCCTTTAGAAAAGGTTTTAGGAAGTAATGTACCATTAACAGACCCACTTTCTCCTGCTCCTTCTACATTTGTACTAGGCATAACTGCGCTAGCTGTAATATGTGGGGATTGCCATACAATATCTTTAAGGCGTCTCACACGAACTATAGCATATGCTTTAGCCCATTCAGGATGATTAGTAATACCATTTATTTTTATACCTAAAGCAGATAATCCATCCTCTTTAAATATAGAATAGTTACGGTTATTTCTTGAAGGAAATTTCCAATCAGTACCTTTTTTAGCATAAGATAAAGATGAAGAAATAGGATAAATCTTTTTACCTAATCTACCTCCTTCTGTGTCTTCAGGTTTTATTTTAAAATCTAATGGTTCTGCAACACATCCTTCCTCTAATAAAGCTGTTATTAAGTAAACTCCATTAATATTACCGACAGAATCTTCATACCTAAACAAGTCACCTTCTTCATAAGAGAATCCTTCTATTCTAGCAAACTCCACTCCTCCATAATAATTAGACCAATCTATATTACCAATAGAAGTAGTGAAGAAAGCATCACTTTTAGGTTCTGCATAAATATTTTGTTCGCTAAAATTAAATGGTACAGGATTGCTCCAATTACCAAATTCATCCATATAAGTTATACCGAATCTGTAAACTTCATCTCTAAAGTATCCTCTGTTTTTATTAGAGTTTATAGGGTTTACATACCCACCTTTTTCATTCTTAAAATCAGATACGTTGTCTGAAAGAATAGTAGTATCAATACCTTTAAAAGACCAAAAAGCAATATCCCAGTATCCTTCTTTGTATATTTTGTTAGGAAAGCTCCCTGTATCCCAGTTGTAGTTGCTAGGTATAGTGCTTTTTAATACAAAATAATCGTCTTGTCTAGTAATATCCATAAAGCCTGAAGAGTTCAGTTCTATGGAATCACAAATCGCATCTACAATGTTTTTAGTGGTGTCTCCTTTTTTAACTGTGTAGGAGAAATCCATATCAGGGCTGTAAGTAAAGCCTTTACCATTAGACTCTTGATTATTAAACCATCTTTTAGTAGTGGTGTGGTAATCTTGTATATCAAGTCTAAATTCGTCGCTAAGCGTCTCTCCATCGGATAAACCTCTAAAGAATCCTTTAAGGGAAAATCTAAAAACATTGCCTGCTTTTAAGTCATTATTTATTTCTATACGTACTGGCTCTGTGTACCACGAAACTAAATTAGCTACATTTCTTTTTCCTGTTCCGTAATCAGAAACTTCTCCTGCTGCTACATCTACACCAGGCTTTATTAATCTAATTACACTAGGGGATACTTCTTCATCGTTATAGATTTCTTTATTGACGGCAAAAAGTTTTTTATCACTACGGTAAATATCGTTGTTAAAACTAGGGTTGTTGGTATTTACTTTAGTGTTGTCTACTTGAATAGAAGATATACCTATATTTTTAGATATAGTTTCAGCCGAATCAAATTTAACATCTTCAATCTTTCTATCAAAGTAATTAATATTCCCTCTAAATAAAACACCGTCTTTAGTAGTCAATGTTTTAGCGTTATTTATAGGTGCATCATCAACAACAATTTCACTTAAATCAACAACTCTTTCAAGACCTGCTCCACTATATATAACGTATTCATCTTCAAACCAAGATAAGTTTACTTCGGTTAAATTTACGGAAGGATTCGCTCTGCTACTACCAATAGTGTTTTTTATAACAGCTAATCTAATAGAGTTGTAAAATTGTCTATGTTCACTATTTTTATCAATCTTTAGTTTTATTGCTTTCCTAGATACTTCATTGGGAACCCCACCGTATATTTTATGAGATTGCGTATCTTCATTAAAATCTACAGGAACTATATCAATAGGGTTAGTAAATAAACTGTATGTAGTTTCTTTTTTAGTTTCGGTATTGTAATATTGATAAGCAAACTGGTAAGACCCACAACCTAATTCACCATCGTCCTCAACAATATCTTCAAAAGAAATAGTATCTATTGGTGCATAACGAACGTGAGAAAGTAGATAAGCAGCTTCTATAGATGTATCAGTTATTTCTAACTTCCTTAAAACATTCTTGTGATCGTCAAAATAAATATTGTCAATACCATTCTCTCCTAAAATAACAGCATCTACAGTTCCTTCTTTTGGGAAATCTAACCCTCTTAAAGATGTTCCATTAAAATTTTGGTTAGTCTCTAGTAACAAATGTAATTTATCTTTTACAATATCATATAGATAAATAGAAGATAATTGAGAAGGGTCGTTTGGAAGGATTGACGTCTCCCAATACACAAACATAAGAATAGAAGCATTACTCTCTTTATTACCATAAGAAGAATAAGACCCAGTACATTCAAATGCACCTAGTACATTTACATAGTCAGCTTCAATAGAACTATCAATAATCCTAGAAACAAGTTTAGACCCACTAATATTAGTAGCTGTAAGATAACTTCCTTCACCTGTAATTGTAATATTTTCGGCATCTCTATAAGAGTCATTCCCCTGATACCTTTCTTCAATATCAGAGTTAATACCTTTAGAGAAATTGTTATTAGTAATTTGCATTATTATCTTCTTTTTCTATACTTCGGTTTATTCTGAAAGTTAGGAATAGCACTGACCCATTTTCTAAAGATAGTATCAGCTTCAGCAGGACTAGGCATCTTGATTTGTGCTTTTACCTTTTTCTTTGTGTTAATCCAATCTTGGAACATACTTCTTTCTTCAGACATAGGAATATTATCTCTATCTCTCCTCCTCTCTCTCCTGGTCCACATCCATTCAATATACCGAATAATAGCTTCTTCCATATTCTCTTCTATAAGCATATTGTCATTTTCATCTAATGGATAACCGTAATATATCATATTAAGGTATTTAACGCTACGTGAGGCGTCTGTATCTGATAAGTTATAGTAATCCTTACCTTCAGACAATTTAACCTCTTTAGAGCGAAAATGTGTATCGTATTTATCAGATGATAATGTAGGAGACATAGTGTGTTCAAAGTCTAATATATTCTTGTTTTCATCTAACAAGTTAATATCTATATCAGCAATGAATCCACAAGGCTTCTCAAACTGTAAATCACAAACCTCTAAGCATACTTCAAATGTATCTACTTTAGATGGTCCAATATCTCTTAGTGCTTGCCACGCCCATTCAGTAAAAACCATTTCATCTCTACTGTCCTGTTCAGGAAACAATAGTAATGCTTGTGCTATTACTTCTTCTACTGTTATACTTCTTTCTGCCATTTTATTGATTTATATTATGTGAGCCGTCATTCCCATCGTCCTGTGGGATACCTAGTTCTCTCCTACCGATTTCTTCAGCCGACTGTAAAGCTAATTCAACCAAAGACGAATGGATAGGGTATTCTGATTCGAGAGGCAAGTCAAGGGTGCTTCCTTGAGCATAAAGGATATTAACCTTTCCTCCTCTCTTAAACCCATCACTTCCTCCAAGTATATAAAGTCGTGTTCCAATTCTGTAGTAGTAAATGTTTTTATTTGAAGGTTTGGAGAATTTAAAACTGTAAATCCTTTCCTTTTCCCCTGCTTCAATTCTTTTAATAACTTTATTTGCTTGTGTTTCAACACGGTACATACCACTATCTGTTGCCCCCATTTCAATAGGAAGTGTCGGTATATCTATAATATAATCATAAACATCGCAAGTTGTTCCACAAGGTTTTTCTATTTGTTTGATCTCTTGACATTCTAGTAAAGTTAGAAAGTTAGAAATAGCAGAAGACCCCATTGTTTTAATGAGGTCATCCATTAGTGCGTTTCTAGCGTTATCTAACCAAAATAATATTTGCCTTCTGTCAATTTGAAAATCATCAGATACTTTTCCACCTGATAATCTAAGTTCTATATCAGATATTAAGTCAATTATTTTCGCCATTACACTTCTTTTATGTCAATTACGTATGTGTTAAATTTTAATGTTTCGTCAGGCTGTATGTTTAATTGTCTAAAATATTTCTTGTTGTCGTCAATTATTACACCACAATCCTTTAGTGCATCTACGAAAAATTTTGTAGTAGGATTATCAGTGTCTAGCCTTGAATTGTATCTAAGGTGTATTGAAAATCTATCGAAAGGCAACCCTTCTTTTGGCATTGCTTCTTTAATTAGTTTAGCATAAATACTTCTAAACTTTCTTTTCAACCCTTGATTTACTTTGTAGTTGTTATTCCTTAATGAATTTACCGAAACCCAAGTACCTTGATACTCAACTGTAAATTCTTTTTTCTCTTTGCTACTCATTTGAAATTGATTCGTTACCTGTTATTTGGTAGAATTCAGTTTCTCTTATAGAGATACCTGCCTGTTTAAGGGATAAATATACAATTTCATTAAAACATTTCTCCGAAACATCTAAGTCTACTGCATTACTCCCTCTTTCAAATGTGTTGTCAGAGTCATCTAAAGTAACTTTTAATGGTTGTAGAAGAACCGTAATTTCGACTTTCACCTCGGCTTTAGGTTCAACTACTAAACCATCTTTATATATAGTGTAAATTGGATAATCTTCTGTCGCTTTTTTAAATGAATTATCTTGTTGTGCTAAATAATCATTGTGCGAAACCCATCTAACTTTTTTAAATTGTCCACCACATTCTTTGCTTTTGGCTCTACCAACTCTCAATATATACGAATAAGTTCTATTTTCGTTCAGTTCTGCTTCAATGCTTTTTCTAGTAACTAGCCCATTACTCATAGAGTCTAAAGTAATAGGCATAGGAACTAGTTCTTCCACATCTGATAAATCGTATTGAAACTTCTCTAATTGGTGTGATGACGTGTTAGGATTGAAGTATTTATTCAACCATTCTCTAACAGCGTTATTTATAAATAAATCTTTTTCGTTGCTAGTAAAATACGGTGAAGAAGTTTTATCAATCCATAAGTCAAACACTCTATGTAAATCTTCTACTAATATCATTAGTTACTAATTTTAATAAATGGTACTAAACTTAAATACGGAGTAGTAGTGTCTACTGCTGTAGCTAAAGTAGTATTGTTGTCTGTGCTTCCTGTGATACTTGTACTTGTTGTTAAAGTATTGTCTGTAGTTCCATTACCTGCTGCTACAGTTGTAGTATCAGTTCCTGCTGTATTCGACAAATTAATTGAACCGTCAGATGATAGAGTTGCTCCATCGTGAGTATGTTCAGGTAAGTTATTAACTGCTAATGTAACAGAATCAGAACCACCTGTACTACCTAAAGCGAAGTTGGTAGACTGCCCTCTTAAAGTTTTATCTTCTAAGTTCGGTACATTGAATGTTGTTGAGCCATCACCAATTCCAAATGTAGTTCCAATTAAAGTAAATAAATCTGCATATGTAGTTCTACTAATTGCCTGTCCATCAGCTTTTACCCACGATGCGTTAGGTGGTGTCGTACTAGCTCTCCAAGCAACTTCTCCTAGAAACCTACCATCGTTTACATTAATTGCTGCGATTGCGTCTGCATTTGCCTGAATATTTGCTGCGTTTGTAGAGATATTTGTCGCATTATCTTCAATGGCTGTTTCATTAGCATCAACTCTTAAACCAATCTCTGAAACAATATTATTCAATGTATCAATACTTCCTGACAAAGAGTTAATTGTATCTGTAATCCCTTGAATATCAGGAATATCTAAACCTGAAATACTACTCTTAATATCAGACAAAGACGTATTCAACCAATCTAAGAATGTTTGAGAAAGTTTCGGTTTATAAATATTGTTATCCGTTCCTTCAACAGTAATAGAAATCAACTCTTTATTGATAAGCGTGTCAATAGACTGTAAAACAGATTTTAGTTCAGGAAGATTTTTAATCTGTGCTACATATGTGAATTCTTCATCAGGAGTATTTCCTGCTTTTGCGTTTGCACTTGATACAATCTTTACAAGTCCTTGCTCGTCAGTCTTAGCTTTATCAGCTGATTCTAAGATATTTGCGTAACCTTCAATAAGTCTCTTGTAAGTATCACTTGTTGGCACGTCTTCATCAAGGAATCTATTACCAGGAATTTGTACGCCCTCTGCGTCAACAGACTTTGTATTTTCTGTAAAGTACGCTCTTTTAGTTCTGTTCATTTCTGTTTTTATTTATAATAAATTGATTCTGTATATGTTTTATTGTTGATTATTCTGCTTAATAATGTACGATTCTTTCTCTCAAACTAGAATATAAGTTTTCTACGTGATAAACTAAATTAGGTCTTGTGCAATAGCTTCTGCCTCTTTGCTTGTGTAAAATCCTTGTTGTTTCGTCTATTGGTCTACAAGATTTCTTTAGTTCATCTAAGTAGATGTCATATACTGATTCGTGAATAGCATAAGCCTGACAGCATAATGCCTCTTTTATTTTATGCAACATCCCCTTATGCCATATTGGAGGCTTTGTATTAGTTGCGTTTAAATGGAAGAAATCGTATTCTTCAGGCAAATCTTTAATTGCTTTCGGATATAGGTCGGTAAAGTTGTTAATAAAGTTTATATCATCTTCAAATATTAAAACTGATTTCCACTTATTTTTCTTTGCCGTTTCAATAATCCTTCTAGTGGTATAAACTAATCCTGCTGCATTGCGATTCCACCCTACTGATTCTTCACCATTTAATTTAGCGAATTTACTTTTACCTGTAGTAGCTCGGAAGAACTCGTAATCAAGCCCTTCCTGCATACCAATAGTTTCTAATTTTTCTTTACTTAATTGTCTTCGTTCTTTGTAGCTAGCTACGTTAATAACAAAGACTTTGTCAAATTCCTTTATCATAATCTAATATTTACCCATTAAGTGACGCTGTAGGGTCATTTTCAGGAGCTGTACGGATTGATAATGTACTATTTAAAGGTAGTCCATTGTATGTCCAAATATATGCTTTTCCTGATATTCTAACAACTGAATCTTCAATAGGATCACCGTCGTTGTTGGTTGTTCCTGATAGATATGGAATATCAGAGTCAATATAAGCAACTAATGTAGAGTTAGGGAAGTTGTATCCATTACTTTCCACATCAGATTCCGTGTAGCTTTTTGATAAACCACTACCTGATGAATTATCAATATGTAAAACTTGTGATTTAAAATCGTTTACAGTAATTGTAGCTGTCTCTTGATTAGGTACAATAAAACTACAACCGTGCATCACTGCTTGAAAAGTTTTATTCTGTATTCCTCTGCAAAAATCACAACCTATCAATCTATTTTCTGAAGATGCTGATGGTGATGGGTCAGTAAAAGATAAATTCTTACATTCGTCACCAAACGTATTACCACGTCCTCCAAGTGCATTGAATGAAATATTCTCGCAACCTGAACCGAACGAATTATAATTCATTGATGAATACGGAGAATTATAACCAACTCCTTGTAATAGAAAATCTCTATCTCCTAAGAAATTGATAGTAGAGCATCCACTACCAAATGTGTTATGATTTCCTCCATAAATCTGAATTGTAGTGCAATCTTGGTCAAACTTATTAGAGTTTGAGTTATGTAGGAAAATATTAGAACATCCTACCGATAATGTATTGTTTGCAGAATCAATACTAGATACTCCTGCACATTTATTTCCGATAACTAAACCATTGCTAGTCAGTGCTTTGCAATTTTCTACATTAAAACCAATCTTGACATCTTCAGAATTCTCTAGTAAAATTTGTCTAGATGATACTCCAAAACCTGCTCTAATTAATCCAAATGCTGTAATTTCTGACGCATTAAAATCGGTATTAATTAATTGACATTGTTTTAGTACAATATCATATCCACCTTTAATATCAATCGAATTCGCTTCGTTAATTGTTATACCAGTAGACGTTTTTCCAATTACAATATCATAAGCGTTTTGGATAAATAAATTGGTACAATCTTCTCCAATTTCAATACCGTAACAAGTAGATATATCAATGCTCTGACTATAAACAACAGAAGATAAATCACGAGGAATGTTGCCATTGTCTTGTGCTTGAGTAAAGAATGTTTGCTCGTATGAAGATATAGGTTTTAGCATTTCAGCAAACTGTGATAGAGAAACTTCGGCTGTTAAATCAGTTGTGTCCTGATTAACCAAGTAATAACCTGTATCTAAAGCATTTGCACCCCAAGCTCCTGGTGTAGTTAAATAAATAACATCTCCTTTATTTTTAGAGATAGGCGTATCCGTATGAGCTACAGTAATAAATGTAGGGTCTAGTGCAAAATGTGCTGTCCAATCATTTCTAATATCGTAATACGCAGAAATATCTCCATTATCGTCTTTAGCTTTTCTATATGTGATCTCTCCTGTTTTTGCAATAGCTGTTGGAGAATCATTCAAATCTAACACAGCATTTTGTGAGAAATCATATTTAATATCATCACTAGGGTAATCTAAAGATATAGCGTCAAAAGAAAAAGAATTGGCTGATATTGCCTGAACAATCAGTGTTTCTTTAATTCCATTAGCAGGATAATCAGGAACGTCTACGTTTAATATAGGAGTAATGGATGCGTTTCTAATATAGTGTTTTGCTTCGTATTCAAAAGAATAGAAAGCTCCTGGTGATAATTCTGAATTACTAACTTTAGTTTCTAAATCTCCATAAGTAGTAGACGTGATTCCCAGTGATCTTAATGTGTCAATAGTGTCAGTAAAAGAATTTTGAATATCCTCTGCCGAAACTTCATAGCTTTCGTTAGTATATATTCTAGTGTTAATAGCACTTTTAAGTGCAGGTATCGTTTTTAAATCTGCCATTTTTATTCTGTAACTTCTTTTGTGAAATCAGTTAGTTTAAATTCTAATTTTTTAAATTCTCCATAAGGAGGGGGAACATTAGTTCCAACTACAGTATGGACTGTACAGCCAACGCTAGAGTTTTTAACAGGTCTGCCAATAGCTGAATAACCAATACCTTTTTTAGTAATATCACAAGTAGTATTTAAAGATAAATCCAATTCTAAATCTACATCGCATATACTTTGTATTTTAGCTATTTCATTATCTATTGATACAGCTTTATCTAGAAAACACTTTGCCGTCTCCCAGTTTCCATAATCATCTTGTATAGCTGCACCTAAAACAAAATGCACAATCGCACTTTGCTTTAGGTTAATTTTATTTTGTTGTTCTTGTGTTAAAGCCATATTATTTACATCCACAGTCAGACGTACATAAACTCCAACCTAAATCTACAACCTTTTGTATATCTTCTTGAGAGTAGTTATTGTCTAACATATATTCAATACTTCTTTTTACGTTGTATATGTAACATACGTTACTACCTTTCTTGCACTTACATTTCAGCTTCTCAATAGCGTTTATAAAACAGCAATCAAACTTTTGTTTATCGTAGCACCAAGACAACTTCTTGATAGATGATTGGTTGTAATCACACTCTGATAAAACAGTAAGAATAAACTCATATTCCCCACCTCTTTCAATATATTTATAATCAACCGAGTCTCCTTGTAAAAACCCAGTGTTAGTCAAGTTACTAACATTACCTGTTATATTACTAATAGAGTATGATTCAGTTCCATCATATGATACGGTTACATTAAAAGGAATTCCTGCACTCTTTGCTGTAAGAACAATCTTGTTATCTACAACACTTGATGTTAGATACTTTGTAAAGTAACTCTCTGAATTTTCTGCTTGTATTAACTCATTAATTCCTTTGGCTACACATTCAGCGTCATTGTCATCTGTTACGGCGTAAGTAATAGTGTCGTTACAAAATGTTAATGTGAAAATTTGACCTTCTGTATATTCGATAGAAGAGAATGTAATTTCATCTACTTGCTTAACAGCTCCTAAATCAGCCTCTGTGCCATCAGGAAGTATCAATGTAATGTTTCTATTGGAAATACTTTTTGAAGCTTGTATAACGCCTAGAAATGGGCTTAAAGTTGTAGGTTCAGGTAAATCGGTTATAAGATTAAAATAGATAATCGGACCGTAATAATCCCAACCAGTTACAGAACCTGAAGGAATGCCACTTAATGTACCTATATTTATTAACTGATAGTTTGGTAAATACCAAGTTGCTCCTGTAGGGTCATTTGAAAAAGTATAAGCTGTAGCATCTCCTGAACCACCTCGAAGAGTATCAAATTGTTGAGCATCTGCTTCATTATCAAACAATGGGTGATAAACATTTCCATCATCATCAGATGTTATTGTATAGAAAGCTGCGTCTCCATTTCCTCCATATTCAGCAAAGTCTGTGTAATAAGTAGTTGTACCTGACACTAAAACAGTAGCGTCTATACTTTGACCTACATAAGAGTTGTCAGTAGAATATATTCTAATATACCACTGTCTATACTTATCGTTAGGTTTAATTAATACAGCTTTAAAATCTTCACTAAAAGAATCTAACAACTCAACCAAAGCATTGTATTGTGCTTCAGGGTTAATAATATTACCAACTCCATCTGTTTCAATAGTTATAGTAATATTGGTGAATTCAAAAGTTCCGAATTTAAAATCGTAAAGTGTATTGGTTTTATTAACACCAATCTCTCCTACAAAATCGTGAAACTTAAAATCTCCATAAGATAAAGCTTCATTATAATAAAGTGTATCGTCCTTAATATTAACATTAGGACAATCCTGTGTTAATGTTAATGGGCTTAGGTTTATAACTGCCATAGTTCTTCAAAATGTTTTTTTAATAAATAATAAGTAGTCATTATTCCAAACAAAATAATAATAAGTGCCTTTTTCATTTATTCGTCTTTTAAATCTTTTTCAGCTTTCTTTCTTAAAATACTTTGTGTTTGCCATTTTTGATATACATACAATAAACCAATAATTGCTGTTAAGCTACCAATAGGATTATGCATTAAATGCTCAAAAATTCCTGTCATAAATACAACGGCTAATGCTTTCAAATCTTCTATGTCCATTTTTCTATCTTTAAAATTGCTTGTACGTGATACTCTGCTATTCTTCTTACACCTTCTTCTGACATCATAAACTCTGCTTCGTCTTTATTGTCAAAGAAAAAGTTTTCGGTTAATATTGCAGGTAATCTAGTTTTAGATAAAATATAGAAGTTAGCTTCCTTGTCTTTGTCTCCATCTGACAAATCCCATCTCATTGCTTTACTAGGAAACTCTTTGTCTGCCTCTGTGCAAAATACTTCTGCAATAGGGTCACTTTTCGTTTCTCCTTTACTTGTAAATACTTCAATTCCTTTTGCTAGACCGTTAAAAGCATTTCCGTGTACTGATACTAATACACTTTCAGGTTTCTTTGTATATATATAGTTTGCTTCATTCTTTCTCCATCTTAATGAAGTGTCTAATTGACCTACTAATTTTTGATGTGAGACGCCTTCCTCTTTAAGACGAGTAGCTATCTGATTGACAACCAATCTGTTAAATACTCCTTCGTATATAGGTGTACCATCGTGAACCCACATTTTATGAAATGTCTTAGGGTCGTTTTCGTCATAATAAGGATTAGTGGTATATTGTCCGTCAACCATACCACCGTGTCCTGCGTCAAGAATCCAATGTCTTTTACTCATAATTTTGTTACCGAAAGTTGTAGTTATCAATGCAATCGTAAGCGTGTTCTCTACCTTTTTGTCTCAAGTTTTTCATTTTCTCTTTTCCAAAAATTAAAGAGTTGTCGTAATACTCTTGAGGCATCCAGTAAACATTCACATTTACGTTTAGTAATTTAGCTAATTCTAGTCCTGCTTCTAATTCCTTTACTTCATTTATTTTGTAATAAGATTTAAAAAGCCTAGAAATAAAGTGAGGTACATTTTTAATGCTTTTCTTAAAATGGTGTTCAGGTTTTGGTTGGTGCATAAACACGTCCACTTCTGAAGCTCCTGATAGTACAGCTAAAGATATAGGTGTGATCGAGCCAACTCCACCATCTACCCATTCTTCAATATTCCCTCCTTCTACTTTTGCTTTCTTTAATAACGAAAAAACAATAGGAGGGTTTGCACTTGCCCACATCCAATCTTTAAAATCCTCAAATTTTTCTGTTAAACTACTAAAATGTGATACACTTTCAGTGGTCATACTAAAGCAAGTTACTATTGCTTCTTTTTCTTGTTCACGTAATCTGTTATAGTCTGCTTCGCTAACGAAAGTATTAATTCTTTTACGAAGTGCTTTACTTTCTCCCACAGTTTTTGGTTGTCTTTTTCCATAACTTCTTATTGTTCTTGTGATAACTTTTCTAATATTTATTGAGCCGTCTTTACTAAAAGCACTTTTTTCTGTGATGTCTTTGGTTTCCGTGTTTTCATAGGCGTCTCCCAATTTATCCCAGTCCTTTAGTAATGTTAAGACAGAAGCTAACGACCCTGTACTAGAGCCGATAGCTTTATCATAATCTTTATTTAATGTCTCTAGGCGACCAACGGTAAAAGCACCGTCAGCACCACCTCCTGTTAATACTGCTATTTTCATTTATAAATCTACTTGACTTGCTTCTAATTCTGTTAAATTGTTCCAACCAAGACCTGCACTACCCCTAGCAACAATATCGTGGTCATTACCACTTAAATCTTTTACCTTTAAAGTACCTGCATCATCATATACATTATTAAAATCTACAATCACTTCAAAGTCGTACTTTTCTTGTAGTTCAATAGGTACGTTGTTTACTTTGTTGTTGTGTATTATTTTATCAATATCAGCATCATCCATTACTCCATTAACTAATATAAATGATTCAATAGTAACATCACAATACTGCTCTGCACCAAAAGTAGGTAAGTCTTCGCCTGGTACTCCACCAATAAATAAATCATACGTAGCTCCATTTCTAACAAAAGCTTCAGTCTTCACATCTGAAATTTTATTAACCGAACCTAATTTATTAAATGTGTTTTTAGGTTCTGTTTGAGTTTGATTAGAAGCTTTAAAAACTAATCTATTAGATTCATTAGCGTCTACTTCTGTTTGGATTTCAGAACCTGTAGAAACATTACTGTTAAACCCTACTACATTAGGTGTTCCAGTTCTGTATAGAATACGTATTAAGTCGTTTGTCGCTACTTCATCGCTAAACCAAGCTATAGTTCTATCAGAAGCCATAGCAAAATCTTTAGCTACCATTATAATAGTACAACCTAAATCTACATCTATTTGTGGTAGGTCGGCTATCTTTAAGTAGTGTTGATTCGCTGCTGTAAACTGCAAACCTTTTCTTCTAGGTTGAAACCCACTATCAGTTTCCACAACTGTATCAATAAACGTATGAGAAACAACAGGAGTAGTGTCTGCTAAATTACCTGTGTTGTCTATTAGTTTAGCAGAAGAGTTCATATTAGTAGAGTAAGAGCATAAAGGACTATAAGTGTCCAATTCACTTCCTAATACGCTACTAGCTTGTGCGTCTGTAAGAACTCCATCGTAAATTCTAATGCTTTGGAAATTCTTATAAAATCTTTTAGGAGATAGCACTCCTATTGCCATAGAGGTTGTATCGTTATTTAAAGGAATAAAAGTTTTAGTTTCTTGAGTTCTTTTAACTCCATTAACATACATTGTGTAAACGCCTGATGCTGTTACAGTTACTGTATAAACATTGTTTCGGTCTAGTTTAACCTGTGTGTGTAAGAAAGTTCCTGTAATACCTGTAATCTGCAAAAATATATCATCTACTCCATCTGTACGTAAAGAAGCGTTACCACTACAAAACCAAGCGATTGTTTGAGTTGAAGCACTTGGAATACTAGGTCTATAAGCTAAATTACCTTTGAAAGTTACGCTATAACCATTAGTCCAACCTACTGTGTGATTTGTAGTACCACTTTCTAAATCTATATTTACTACATTAGAGTTGGATAAAGTAGGTTCTGTGTACCATAAATCACCCATATCTAAACCGAAAGCATCTTCTGTTTCCTCTACATAAAAGTCTTTTAACAAGCAATCATTAGAGAGACCCTTTGGTTCTGTATTCTTTCCTGGTATAGGAATAATAAAATTAGTGTTAGAAGGCATACTTCCTCCACTTAAAGAAGGCAAACAGTTCCCTGTGTCATCGTACCAAATATTATCCCTTACGTCTGTGGAAAAACTACAAATTAACCCACTTAATGCATTCAGATCATAACCATTTGTTAATAATGCTTCTGTGCTATTTAAAGGTCTGTCATAAATTTTTAACGCACTAAGATTTTTGTAATGTCTTTGGTTAGAACTTCCTGTACTTAAAACACCTACTCTACAATTAGAACTTCCATCACTCAATTCTTTATAAGTAAAGGTAGCCGTTGTAACTAAAGCACCGTCTATGTAAGCTTTGTATTCTCCAATAGGGTCTGCTGTAATAGTTAGTGTTATTTGTCTGTCTATGTTAGCGATAGGGATAACTATAGAGCCTAAAACATTATTGCTATTATCACGAACTATATGTTCAATGTTAGATGCACTAATGTCGTGCGTGATTAAATGTTGCGTTGACGAAAATCCTGCGAATTGCTGAATAAACCAAGTAGAGTCTATTTGGTTTGGTAATCCACTAGGTGCGAAATTTCCCTTCCAAACCATTGTCCAACCATTAGCAAACCCTACTGTTGGAGGGTTATTTGCAAGATTAAAGCTATTTAATCTAAAGCTTCCTCCACTCCCAACAGGAACTGCGTTATGCCATAGAGAACCCATATCTAACGCTAAGTTGTTGCTTGCATCTATGCCTAGCTTCTGATTGTCAAAGCCAAGGTATTTAATTTCTTTAGTTGTTGTCGCACTATTGTAGAATACGGAAGAACATTCAGTTCCTACATAAGAGGATTTAGCATTAACCTTGCTAAGGTCTGTAAAGAAAGTTACGTTACTATAAGAAGCAGAATCAGGTTCTCCAAAGACGTTAAAGCTTTCTATGAAGCCATTGTCGGCTTGCTTGTCTAGAATACAAAAGCTTGAGTACAAACCTTCTACCGAAGTATTTGAAAAAGTAGAAGGTAAACAGTATAGACCAAAGTCATCTCCTACTGCCCATTCTGCTGTAGCTGAATAAGTTTTATTACCCAATGTATTGTTACCTAAGTTTACTCCATTTACGTAACAACTTAATTCATTTGTAGAGCTTTCATAACTAACTATTACTGAAATCCATTTATTTGTAAAAAGACTATTAGTGGCGTAATAACGAGCTGTATTTGTACCTCTGTCAATTATACGAATGTATGTTTCACTTGGGTTCGTTAGTAAATCTAAACAGATAGCTATACCATCTGAACCAAAATAATCACTGTATAAAGTTGTTAGACCAGTTGAGTCATTGGAGTTCACTAAACACGCAAACGTCCAATCATTAGCCATTCTAATACTTCTACTAGCATCCGTACAAATAATCTTACTTGTGGTATTAGAACCATCCCAAGAAAAGCTCTTAGGACTATGGTTCCTGTTATACCTACTGTGTAGTGAGTTTTGTATCATAACATTGTTGTTTAATCAAAGTCTACAGGTCCTCCTAAATCAGGAGTGTCTACCTCGCTTGGAGTTTCGTAAGGCTCTACAATAGTAAAACTAGAAGGGAAAGGATACAATTCTTCTTTAGCTCTAACTATAATAGTGTAATTACCAGGTTCTAAAGCAATTTCAGTTTCAACTAAATCATCATAGGTTACTCCTCCGTCTAAAGAATACTCTATGTTGTACTCTTCTTTAGTGTCTACTACTGATACAGTAACTCCTGTTTCGGTTGTAGTTAAGTCATAAGTAATTGGTTGCATTGGAGCATAACCATTTAAAGGATTGAAAGGAAAAGCATATTCACCAATAAAGTATTCCCCAGTAGTGAAATCAAAATCTCCTGCAATAGTATTTAATTGACCGAATCTAATAAAGTCACCCAATAAACCATCAACATTTACACCGTAAAACATAGCATACTCATCTGTAACTGTTTTGTAAGAAGGTTTACTCTCGAATACTAAGATGTCTCCAACATATCTCTTAAAGAAACATTTAACGGTTAATGAATATTGTTGGTCATTGATTTCTAATCCTTTTAGGTAGACTTTCGTAGTGATTCCGTTTTCAGTAAACTCTAAATAGTTTTTGTATTGCTCTTTATTAGCAATATCATCTAAAGACGCTTTATATACATCTACTGTTTTCCCTCTGTATGTATAAGTATGTGTTTTCATTTATTTATATAATATTTTATAATCAAACCCTACTGAACCTAGACCTGTTCCACTAAATATTGCTAACGGTCTAATACTAATATCATCTGTAGCAGTGATATTATCTGTTATATATGTTTGTAATTCAGATAAAAGACCACTTGTTCCTGCTTTAACAAAAACTCCACTTGTGGTAGCATCTCTATAATACCATTCAACAGAAGAAATATTTCCATCTTTAACTTCTGAAGTACCGTCTACTTCAATCTCTCCTGTAAATGTAACGTGTGCAGCAGTAGTTGAGTTACTGTCTACACTAAAAGAAATGTTTTGGTAAACAAGACCTGTTACATCTGAATTAACTGAAACATTCTTCCAAACATTTGGCGATTGAAATTGATAAATTGCTCCAATAGATGTTGTATAAAAGTCTCCTATATTTGGGTTAGTTGGAAAAGCCATATTTTTATAGTTTTAATTATTATTATTTTTATGGTACATCATTTACAGTATTGGCAATCGTCATATTATACTGTTGCCAAATTAAATTAGCTCCTGTTCCACTATCTTGTAAAAACGGATAAGTGTCACCATCGCCCATTCTTGACCAATGTTTAGGTTGAGTTCCTAAAGTAGATAAATCGAATGGAACACCAGTGTTGTAAATATTAGCTATATTTGCACTTTGGTCACTATCCCAAATAGCTAACTCGTCAACCTTACAGTTACTGCGCATATAACCTGAATTATTATATCTTCCAACTCTAAGGTTTTGCCCTGTTAAAGATGTAGTAATACCGTAGTTTGAATGACTATTTACTGTAGTTTGTTGAACCCCATTAAGGAATATTTTAAAACGACTGTAATAATCGTTTATACTCCCACTTGAAGAACCTGTTGTTCCTCCATCGTAAGTTATTAAAAAGTGTTGCCAACCATTATTGCTACCAACGCTACCTACAGGTGTTTTTAATAATAAGTGATTGTTGTTAGTACCATATCTAAAACAAATTTGTCTTCTTGAGCCGTTATCACCGTTATACCAAACTCTTATGTGGTTTCCGTTTGCTACATCATTAGAGCCAAAATAAAACACAGTCTGTTCTTGATTAGAACTTCCTCCTACTTTAAAATAAAACGAAATAGCCCAAGCGTCGCTTGCTCCTGCTCCATTACCTGTTCTTCCAAGCGTTGAATCTAATAAAGCTGCGTTTGCTCCCAACCAATCATTTTGGTCAAATTTAATACTTTTAGTGTTAGCGAAAGGAGGGTTAGAAACAGTTAAAACAATAGTTTGTGAATCTTGACCGTTATAATTAATAGCTTTTACAGGAATGTTAAATGACCCAACCCCTAGACTTGCACCTCCAATTATTTTTCTTTGGTTTCCGTCTACTGTGGTGATTCCAGGAACATTTGCAAAATCCCACTCGTAAGCCACACCATAATCAGCAGTAAGCTCGTAGTTAATAACAGAACCTTCCACACTATTAATTGTTAAAGGACTGGTGATTGATGGAGTACTACTACTAGAAGTACCTGTGCTTTGAAATATAGTGTTTAATTCATCACAAACCTCTGTATCTGTACCTGTTTTACCTTCATCTATAAGAATCTGTTGGTAAGTAATCCCATCTTTGTTTACAAATTCTGTGTGGTCTGCACTTGTAACAATTTCGATTTGCCTCGCTAGGTCAGTAATAGTTACCTTATCTACAGGTACACTAGCTTGTAAACTGTTGATAAACTGCGCACCGTTAGCGTCCTCTATAAATATTGAATTAGCTTCTAAATCTTTGTATATTTTTATCATCTCTTGTAAATTTTTATAGCCACACCATTATTAACCAAAGTACCTGTAGTTGAAAGTTTTACTTGTAATTTTCCAACACCACCTAATGTATTGTTGTCTCCCATATAAATATAGAAAGAGCCTTTCTCACTTGCATAAGGGATGCCACTACCACTATCTAAACGCCTAGACCTTACTGGTAAAGCGTATTCTCCTGCACCTTGCCCTAATACGTAACGAGTTTCTAGTAAAGCGTTATTGGTATTTGGAGTTACTACAAAGTCAATACGAATTAAAACATCACTCCCTAATGTAAGTTCAGAAAAATCTAAGTATCCTGTAGCAGGGTCCATAATAGATGTTAATCCAGTAGGCGCATAAGAAGTATTAGTAAAAGTTCCTAATGTGTCGTTAGGAATATCTGTCCAGGTATTAGCTGATAAAGAAATTGGAGATGAAGATGTTGAACTGTCGTTATAATCAACAAAACCTTGTTTATTAACGTCTACCTGTGAAGATGCTGCTGAAGATATATCTAGCCATAAATTTGAAGTACCATCAGATATATATTTATAAAGAATCTCACTGGTTGTATCCCAAAAATAATCACCTAAATTTGGACTGGTCGGTAATGTTGCTGAAGCTGTAAAATTAGACCCTGCTGCCGTTACTAAATTAAGGGGTTCTCCTGTAGATGGGTCAATAACAATAACAGGCTTGATTTTAGTTAAGTCAGTGAATTTTGCTAAAACATTAAATGCCGGTTGTAAATATTTTTGTAAGAAATTAGCCATTTTAATTAAGTTAAAGGGTTCATATCAGGGTCAACAATAACAACAGGAGAAATATTATTTAGTTCTTGTTCATCAATAACTCCTCCTATAATAGTATCAGGGTCTACATACCCAGTAGAAGTCCAAACTTGACCTGACCCATTATACACGAAACAAGGTGTTATATTGTTTGTGTCTGTGAATTTAGCTGAATTATGCAAATCTTCATCTAAGTATTTTTGTATAACATCTGCCATAGTGTCTATTGTTTTGAATAAAGACAAAGGAAGAAGGGTGTTAACATCCACCCTTTACCCTTTTTATATTTATTTGTTTATTTCGCTTTTTTAAGGGAAACAGCTCTTTCTACAGCACTGTATAATCCCTTGTCAGTGGAAAGCTTTTCAATAGCCGAGTTCTTGTTTCCTAATGGAATAGTATTATCTTCTAATACAGCTTCACATAAAAACCCTTTCTTCTGAATAACACCAACTGATTCTGCAATACCATATAATGCTAATACAGGCATACTCGGTGAATCAGAAATTTCATTAAACTCTCTAGGTTTTAGTTTAGCGTATTCCATAACATAAGAACGCTGAACATCTTCATCTTCGTGGAAACAGCCTACATAGTTAGCTAACTGTTCTAGCTTTTCACCTTTTACTTCAAGAGCATAAGCAGTTGCTTGTACTCTAATTTTGTCTTCTTCTAATTTAACCTTTGCGTCTTTAACAGGGTTGATCTCATAAAATACAGCTCTGTTGTCATCACTACATAAAGAGCTTCCTTTACAGAATGGTGAGTTTCTAATATACTCTGCATAAGAGTTACCATTTATATCTCTCTTCCCTGAAGGGATACGGATAATACGTGTGTTTGGTGGAAACTTAATAACAGCTTGTTTTTCTACACCGTTTTGTTTAGATACTACTAAATGCTTGTCATTGTAGTCTTCATCAAAATAGTTTCTGAATGACCATTGTGCAGGTCTTGGCTCGTTACATAGAGCGAATTCAACGAATTTAGGTTGTTTCTTTTTAGACATTTTTCTTAAAATTAATAATTACTTAAAAAAAAAGGAGAAGGACGTATCCCTCTCCCTTTATATTATATACATATCTTATACTCCAGTTGCAGCTAAGATTCCGTGTTGATTTAAACAACGAACTTCAGGAGCGATTTCAGATAACATATGTGTTTTGTTACCATCTAAAGCATTAGCTACTTTAGGTCCATCTCCCATCATTCCTTCTTCATCTTTTAAGATAAACTTACGTTGCTTACCATCGAATTCTTTATACTTCAATGAGATTAAGTTTTGACCTTTGTCAGAACCTAAGTTTAACCACAATGAGTAGTTAGAATAGTTTCTCTTAGTAGAAGTAGCAGTACCACTGTAAGGTAACGTAGCAGTATCGTTGAAAGTTGGGTAGTAAACGAAGAAGATAGTTGTATCATTGAATTGATAACCACTTACGTTTAATCCTACCATATCAGCTCCTTTGAAAGAACCGTAATCAACTCCACCGTTTAATGAATAATCTTTTAATGCGATTTGTGCATCGTGTGCGAAGTCAGCTCCACAGAATACCATATACTCATTAGCAGGAGAAGAAATTCTCATTGCAGTAATGTGATCTTGAATATCAGTTTCAGTAACACTTCCTGTATAGTTAGAAACTACACCACCACGAGTTACAGCAGGAACGATACCTTCACAAGTTTGGTTATCTTCACCGACAGCAGAAATTTGTGAGAACATAACTGTGTTTTCACGGTCTTTCGCTAATTCGTCCATTTCAATCATTTGGTTCTCGTAATACCAAGCTCCACCTAAATAAGTACGGCTAGTCATTACTTTACCTGAAGCAGAACAAGAACGTCTAATTGTTTGTAGTACGTTGTATCTTTCGTTAGGTAAGTAAACACGAGTTCCTGGCGCATCAGAATATTCACCAAATACAGATGCTAAGTGACCGATGTTTTCAGAGTTAGCAGTGTCTCCTGCTACCCAGTTAGTTCCATCTGTTTTAGCAATAGTAATTGTTTGATTACTATTCGCTGTACCAATAGCAGTAATACGAGCAACAACACTTTGTTCAGTAACAACTGTGTCATTTACTAAGAAGTAAGATTCAGAAGCAGGGATACTTGTTTCTAAAGTGATAGTAGCACCTGTGTCACCTCCACCATTAATAATAGAAGCTCCTCTACGAGTTCTGTCCATCTCATTCCAAGACCATACATCTTGCTCAATTCCTTCGTAACGTCCGATACGGTCGATAATAGAAGTTGCTAAATACTGTGGAAATAAGTAAGATAATAAATCACTATGTTCAGGTTCTAAAAGACCACTAGCGAATAAATATCCGTCTTGTCCACGGTTTACTCTAACATCACCTGTTTGAATATTAGGTGTATTGTCAATTTGTGTTTGTGTTGGATTTCCCCAAGCCATTTGTTATATAGTTTAAATTGAATAAATTATTTTCCTCCTCTTAAAGAAGCCATCGCCTTATCCAACCTTGATAAAGGTTTTTGTTGTTTAGGCGCAGCGTAGTCTCCGTTTTGACGGATTTGAGGCTGTGATACTTCGTCCATAATTTGCTTAACACCTTGATTACGAGCGACATTAATATTAGTCTTAACAATATCCTTAATATTGTTTACTAGGAATGCCGTCTCAACAATCCTCTTAGGGTTTAAGTTTCCATTATCGTCGTAGAAAATACTGTTAATAAAATCGCTAGAAGTAATAGAATCATATAAATCTTTCTTCATAGAATCATTAAACTTCATACCGTACATTTCATTTGTACCTTGTAACGCATCTTTAATAGAATTGTCAATTTGGGATTTCTTCTGTGCAGCTTCGTTTTGGATTCTTTGCATTTCTGCTTTTTGTTCATTAACCAATCCTTGACGAATATTATGAGCCTCTCTCTTAATTTGATGTGGCTTATAATCCTGAAGAACTTCGTTAATAGTAGCTTCTTCATTACCGTACACAGGTTTTAAACCGAACTCAACCAATAAAGCAGTGTCATCAACACTGTTCCAGTCCATACTTTCAATCTGTAAGTAAGACTTCCAATCTCCACCATTTTTTGAAATCTCGTTAGCTACACGGATTTCGTCGTTTGCAAACTGTGAATTGCTTTGATTAGATTCTAATTGAGTTTCGTATTGTGTGATTTTGTCTTTTAATGATTTGAATTCATTAGTAATAGCCTCTTCCGACCCTCCTTCAATACCTAAAGCATTGCTAAGAGAACTGAAGTCAGCAGTTGGAGTAGCGTCACTATTTGTATCAACATTTGTGACATCATCACTTTCCCACCAAGGTTTTTCAGTATTTGTATCATCAGCAGTCGGAGTGTCCGTAACTGTTTGTTGCGTATCTACACTCTCCGAATTGTCATCATTGACGTCCTGTAATTCAGATAAGCCTTTGTTTTGGCTTTTAACATCCTTTAAAACATCTTCAACTACATTTAATTCATTCTGCTCTTGGGCAACATCCCCTTTTGGAATGTCATTTACTTGATTGTTCTCTGCACTAGGTTGTGCGTTGTCAATATTTCTTTGTTGTAATCTTTCAATCCAATTACTCTTTGGTATTTGTTTTGATTCATTGCCAATTTCAGCCATATTACTTTTTGTTTACGATTTTTACTTAAAATGGTTTTAGAAAAGAGAGGTTATTAGCCCCTCTTATTTATTTCTTAATGCTTTTCTTCGTTCTTGAAACGAGGATACTGCACGTTTTGTTTCAATTTGACTTGATCTTACAGGATTCGGTTTATGATTAACTACTCCTTTAGGTTCGTTCTGTGTAGCGATGATAACGCTTTCTTTACTTTCTTCAAGTGTCTCTGTAACCTTCTGAACCAATGTTCCTTCTTCAGGAACGTCAAGCCCTGCAACCTGCATATCCTTAAATTCTTCGTCTTTAACTTCTTTCTTTTTTCTTGGCATAATTAAACTTGTTTACTTCTTAGTTCTGCTTTAAACGCTTCTTGACCTAATCTATTTTGATGTGTTTGTTGAATCTCTTCTCTTCTACGTAAAGCTTTCGCTTGTTGTTCTTGTTGGTGATACATTTGTTGCATTTGTATCTGTTCTTGTTGTGCTTGAGCTTTAGCTTGGGCTTGAGCTTGTTGCATAGCTTGTTCTGCTTGTTGCTTCTCTTTCTCACGCTTTTCTATAGCTCTCTTGAGACGTTTAACACCTTGTCTAGTATCTTTCTCCATAATTAAATCTAAAGCGTCTACAACCTCGATTTTACCTGATTGTAAAGATACATTGATAAAGTTCTCAAACTTCTGCTTGTCTACAATTAATGGAGGCGTCATCTCTACGAATGCACCATAATCATTCAAATGTAAATCAACATCTCTTTTTAAGAAGTCAACTCCTGCGTCTCCAATGATAGGAGCAAAAATCTCTTTCTTCTCACCGTAAACAATCTTAACCAATCCTGCTAACTCATTGAATACCATCTCTCCAAATACTCTGAATCCTTCAAATAAAGGTTCGGTTGCGAATTGAGAGGCTGAAATTGCAGCTTGTGTTACTCCTACAGCTTGAGATGCACTACCAACTTGACCTTGACGTGCGTCATTGATACCAGTAATTTCATCTAACTCTCTATCGTACATATTACTTATGTTAATGTACTGTCCAATAGAGTTGGAAATAGTCATATCAAATTCATCCCAAGGCTTAGAGCCACTTGGAATACCATCTTTCATAGAGTTGTAAACAACAATACCATAAGATTTTAAATGACCAAGAACTTCTTCAATATCCCACTCGTCAGGAATATTGGCTATATCATAAGCGATACCTTTTGTACCTGCTCTGTTTAAAGCTAATTGAAGGTTATACAATGCAATATTCTTTGCCTTTTGTATACCTTTCATCATATCAACTTTAGATACGGTTATTTGATTAGAGAAATTGTGGCAAAAACAAACATAAGATGAATTAGTATCATAAATATCATCTACACTTCTGTTCATATTCTCACGAATACCAAACTCTCTTACAACTTTACCACCGATAAGTGTACATTTACGCCAAACCTTTACACGTTTTCTAATAATGTCATTACCTTTAGCAGTATCCTTAACTTTTTTATAGTGTTCGTTTCCGAATCTATCTTTAGAAACCTTTCTGTTTAACCATTTGTAGTCCTGCCATTCAGCGTGGAATACAAGGACCTTTAAACCTAAACCGTCTCCTGAAGTATAGTCTAATCTAGCTTCTGATTCTAAATCTACATTAGAGTTGTTTTCTTCAGAATTCATAACCTCTTCTATTTCATCATCGGTTAATTTGTAAATATCAACAGCTTCAGCTAAAGATATATATTCTGATTCGCCACAATACGCTTTATCTGTTAAGTAGTCATCAGTAGCACTTGTGTCAATAACCATACGTCTAGGGTCTACTCTAACATAAGTAGGGAATCCATTGACAATTTTAGTTTTAACAAAAGCTCTACCAGTAATAAGGACATCTTTAAATAATTGTAAACGCTTCATATCCCATTTGTATTTCTTCAAAAGGAATTTTAAAGCAGCTTCCATTACCTCTTCAGCTTCATCTTTATATGTGTCGTTGATGTATTCTTCAATCTCTTCAGCAGTATCAGGAATGTTTTCGGTTTGAGGAGAAGGAAAACCTGATATTTGTTCAAGCTCTTGTAAGTCCTCTCTAATATCCATCTTACCTAACATTTCCATCTTCTTGTTAAGTCTTTTGGATACAGCTTCTTTATTAACAGCTTTTACACCTATTTCATACCCTTTAGAAGATAACTCACCAATAAGAACATCTACCTTTGTTCTGATCTTATTGTAGTTAATCCAAATAGCAGGGAGTGTATCTCCTGTTTCACTTGTTTGAATAAAATCAAACTCCTCATTACTTTGAGTTCCATCATAGAAATCATAAGCCTCCTGCATAGAAGTATAAGAATACTCATACTTACTTCCTACGGCTGACCTAATAATACCTAAGCAATAATCCTTATGCCATTTAGCATCTTTCTTTGCTTCAGGAATATTAAGACTTGGTAGGCTTTGACTGTGTCTTTGTCTGTTGTGCATTATTTTTTTCGTCTTCTTACTCTAGTTAATTTTCCTCTAATCATACGCATTTGAGTTTTCGGCAAGGCTTGCTTAATATGTTCCTTTCTTTCCTGTGAAATATATTCATCTTCAAGAGCAACTAAACACCAACCAAAAGCAAAAACCCTATCTGTGTTTTGTATTCCGTAAACACCAAATTCTGTAAGTAACTCATTATCAAGTATTAAGTCGCAGAACTTAGTAGTGTAATCGTTTATACATCTTTCCATCTCTTTATTACTAGAAGCTGTAGCTCTTACACCAACAGACCTAGGTTTTCCTTTAATAAGTTTTGAGGCGTTAGAAGGTTCATACCTTAGTAAGTGCATATAACCAGTGTTCTGAAACCACTTAATCATACCGAACCTGTTATTCTCCACAAGAACTTTTGTATTATTGTAGCTTTCTAAAGCCCAAGCTGCCTGTTGATACCAGTCATCTACGTTTTCAGTTCTAAACGTCATAGAGAAAACAATCTGTGGAGGCGTCAACCCTTTCTGCTTAGACATAATATACATAGAAAGGTCTGAACCTTTTGTAACGTGGTCGTGGTCAGCAGGGTCACATCCTGCTACATAATCTTTAGAAGGGTTTGGCGTTTCCCACATAATAGCTTTACCTGAAACATCATAAAGAGTATTAGGTACAAAGCTAACAACCCCATCAGTATCTTGAACGTATTTTCCCTTTCTAGGTTCTTTAGAAACGGTATCTAAATCTTCTAATTGCTTACGAATGTTTTTAGCGTGTCCAATACCATCATTTCCTGAAGATAAAAAAGCTTCTTCTGCATACAATGGATACTGTTGAACATATTCAGTGTAATCTTTCTCACTGATAGCTAACCTCTTCTCTCTTTCCTTTAATATATACCGTACGGCTTTTTCTATATCATCATTACCAAATTCATCAGATGACATACCTGCCCAACCTGGGAAGAAGAATCTTTGTAAGTCGTGGCTTTCGTGATTAACCCAAAAGTCTTTTTGTCCTACACCATCTTTCTCTTGTTCCCCTGCTGTACCAAACATAATAAGAACTCCTACCCTGTGCATTTCCTCCATTAAGATAGGACCTGCCATAGACACAATAGTTTTAACATTAGGTATCTTCCCTACCTCGTCAATAACCAACTTACCTGCTTGTAAACCCTCTAAACAAGTGTCAGAAGGCGCACGTACTGTAATTTTGGAACGGTTACCTGTTAATAGTAAATCCCCAGTGTCTTCATCTTTTTCTTTACGAGCAAATAAAGCACCATCCATAGAACGCTTTGCTTTAGGGTGTTTTAAGAAAGAAGGTAGTTGTTCTTCCATAACATACACTTTGTCTAGCAAATCTTTAGAAGAATCTTCATCTTTAGAGATCATAGCAATCTGACTACCCTGTTTAAACAAAGCTTCCCATAGTGCATCACACGCTTGTTTCCAAGAGAACCCTGAACGTCGACGTTTCACACATATAATACCAGTCTCTTGATTATAGTTCCCCCATTCGCAACTTTCTACTAAATGAAACCATATAGCATCAGCCATACGGAACTGTGGTTTAATAAATCCACCACTAATATTCTGTATAGAGCAATAATGAAAATAAAAATACATACGACCTGGTAAACCATCGTGTCCTTGTATACACCTCCTAATCTCTTCAAACTCCCAAGTCTCTTGCGCTATAGGGTTACTGAATTTAGGAATCTCTACTCTCTTATATTTACCTCTAGTCCATTTAGGAAAGTACTCTTCTGCAACCTTGACGTAATGTTGTATATCTTCTTCGGTTTTGATTCTAGGAAGCGTCTTATACTCGTATTTCCAATCTCCTGATAAACTTAAATCCATTATCTTTTACTGTTAGATTGAATATACTTTTCTAAAGAAGTTCTCTTGTCTGCTGTAGATGCCTTGTCATACCTCTCTCTATAACCGACAATCTTCTCCATCTCTTCAATCTTTTCCATCAACTGTGGGTATTTGTCAAAGATTTTAAAAGCTAGAGCCTCTTCCTTATCTGTTTTCTCTTCGTTCCTTAATAACTTATCCCAGTTCCTTAACTGTGTCTTACAAGATAACAAACCTTCGTATATATCATCATACTGTAATTCAGCATAAGCTTCCTCACAATCTTTTATTTTCTTTCGGTTACGTGAAAAGAAAGAATCAATAGACCCCTGTTTCCTGTAATCCAAAGCTAACAACACTTGTTGTTTCCTTACATCGTGAGGTTGCCTAGCATAAGGAGAATCGTAATCGTACATCAGTATAACATACTTGATTGTTTTGTCGTTTGCGTCAACAAATGCAGGAATGCTATCTATACCATCATTAGTCTTACGAATGTCCTCGTCTAATTTAACCTTAAAAATCATTTTACCTTACTATTTCGTTTCCTATAGAATTGAATCTTCTTATCTTCCCTTTCTGCTAAGACTTTACTCTTGTAGCACTTCTTAGATAAAGCCTTCCCTTCTTCAGAGAAGACCTTATACCCATTCTTTGTTCTACGAATCATTACTTCATAGATTTACTCCCCCTGCACTTCCACTTCTTTCTTGATAAAGCGTTAGCACAAGGTGGCTTCTTACACTTCTTGATCTTAGCCGATCTCGCACAGTAAGCATCACCCTTCTTAGTACCAGGACGTATCCTATCCCCTCCACTCTTTGCTTTTCCTGCTTGACCGTAACTAACTTTTCTAGTTCTCCCTGTCTTTGGGTTCTTAACCACTTTGACAAATCTTTTACCTTTTGCAGGTTTCTTTTTAGTAGCCATATCTCTTAGTCGTTTTCTTAGTCGTTTTCTTAATCGCTTTCTTTTTAGTTTTTGTTCTCTTCATTTTAGAGCATTTACCACAGCACTTTTTCATTATCTCTTCTTTTTAGTTGTTGTTTTCTTTCTTCCTGGCTTAGTAGAGCCTTTACCATTCCTAGCTCGGTTTTTAGATTGGGATTCCATTCCCTTTATCTTTCCGTTTTTGTGTGAGGCGTCTTTGTTATCACCATTACCATAAGTACCTTTCTTATGATTATACCTGTTCAACTCTGCCCTCTTTTTCTTTTCCCCAGGCTTTGCATTGTACTTCTTGTTGTACGCCCTCTTCTTTTCTCTAGCCTTTGGGTTCTTCGCATAGTACTTAGAGGTTTTACTTTTACCTCTTGAAGTACCTGCGTAGCGATTTCTTTTGCTAGTCTGTTTAGCTGCCATTCTTTATGTTTTTAGTATGTCTTTAAGATTCGGTTTGAAGTAATGTTTGCCTTTCAAAACCTTGCCGTCCTCACGCCTAATAACCTCTCCATCCTCTAACTTACTCATATTAGAAGAATGCACCTCCTCTATACCCTTCTCTATAAGGTCATAAGAGATACCGTGCTTTTGAAAGTTACCCATAAGAACATACAACTGGTCCAGTAAGGCGTCATACACTTCAACCATATCATCCTTTAATACGGCATTTATGTACTCTTCGTTCTCTTCTGTCATCAAATTGTAATTCAACATACCATTCTTTGGTCTAGCTGTTACAGTGTCTTTTAATTCTACACCGAATGTTTCATTAAATTCTTTTACCTTGTCGTAAATAGGTTTCATATCTGTATTTGTTAAATAATAGTACCCTAAAAGGAATACTATAACTTGGATTAATAATTTAAGAAATGCTTTTAGCATAATAGAAAAGACCCCACGTTAGCAGGGTCTATGTTTTATAACGATGATAACTCTTCGTCTGTGTACTTTTTCTTTAATGGAATCTCTGCCCAACCAATTTCATTGTTAGAATTTTTGATTAACGCCCTCTTTTCCTTGGCGTCTACCACATTAACAATAGTTCCTGTAGTTAATCCATTAACCCAGTCGTTTAGGTCTTTATCATCTGTGTACTGCACAGCTCCAGTATTGTAATTAATCAGATACATATTTGATTTGTTTTAAAGCTCTTTTTAATTCTGATTTGTTTTTTACTATTCCGTTAAAGTAAAAATCCCCATCTTTCTCTATGGTCAACCTTAATTCATCTCTTGAGCCTTCTGTTGCTTGAGAAAGAAGATACTCTCCATCATAGTATCTGTACCAGTAATAGCAAGATGAACCTTGAAACTCAAACCCTAAGCTTTCAATGTCTTCTCTGTCTAGGTATTTGACTCTAATATCCCCATCGTCTAAGTAACCTTCATCAAACATTTGTTTGTCGTCAATGTATTTATTTGGCTCAAATACATCTTTTTCCCAAACACCATTCAATTCTTGTTCATACTCAAAACCAACGTGGAATTCATCTAATTCAGGTGTGTAGTACTTCTCCATAATTATCCTTTTTACGGCTTTCTATTTGGTGCTTTAGTAATCTTATCATTGCTTTCGCATTTTCCTTATCAAATAAAGGGTCGTTTTTTTTATTTAACAAATCTTTAAAAATCCCTAAAGCCCTAGAATACAAATCTACTATATAAGCTTGTTTGTCGTATTGTTTAAAGTTTTTAGGTTCTTGAGACAAAAATTCTCTATACTCTTTATGTAAGGAGTGATAATCCTTTTCTTCAAATCCTTTCATTACTTATCAGTTGGAATAGCACTTTCTTCTTCAGGCATACCTACTAAAATGGGAGACGCCTTGAAATCGTCAGCAGTAGCTCCCTCTCTAAATAAACCTACAACCCAGTTCTCAAAAATCTGTAAGTACAACTCTCCTTCTAAATCTACACCGATTGGAGTCGCCTTACCAAATATAACGAAATCTCCTTCTTTAATATTAACCACTTCAGGACCAACCTTGATTACTCTCCAACCTTTAGAATCATCTACGGTATTCTTTTGATGTTCAATTACAGAGTCAGGAAGATAGATACCTGATTCGGTCTTCTCTTGAACCGTAACTGTTTCTAACAATAATCCATTGTGTAATGGAAAGTAGTTCTCTAATGTGTTCTTGTAAAGTGGGGCGTTCCCTAATTGATAATTGCTCATTGCTTTTTACTTTAAGTTTATATTTCAAATATAGGAAATATTACGGCTATTCAAAAGAATTGTTGACGTATCTTTAAATAATCCAATAAATATGGGTAGAATCCCTAGGATTTGCCTTGACGCCTCTTTGAATAGTGCAATTTTGTACAGGTATATAGACCAATAAACATCTATATAGGGGGTGTCATACAGGGGGTGTCTATATATCCACTTGCTAAAATAGGCGTTATGCCGTTATATTTCTTGCAAAGGTATAATGTGCCTACCTACGAGGAGAAAGTGGCGTAGAGAGGCTGTAATAGGGGTTATTGTGGATTAGTGGTTAATATAGGTTGGGGGATGTTGGGGTTGTTGGGGATATTTCTCTCTAGGGGGGTTATAATATAGTATTTCGCAACGCAAAACACAAATCGAAACAGGGGGGTGCATCGCAAAATACCAATAAAAGGATTGTTATATACCCCTAGGTACATTGTAATAAAGCGATATAGCATTATTTAGGCTTATCGTATTATAGCGATATATAGATATAGTTTGTTTATCGTATTATAGCGATATAGCATTATATAGATAGTTTTTCTTCATCGTATTATTACAATATAGCGATATTATATCATTGTATTATAGCGATATAGCATTGTAACGATAGGTTTTTTCTCTTTGTGGTGTCTATAACATTTTATCCATTAAATCCAAATTTCCACACAAAAAAATTTTACGACAAAAATAACACATAAACGAAAATACGACAAATACAAACGTTCTATAATTTATTTTATAATATTGTATTTATTACTTGTATATCTTATATGTTTTATATATGGGGTTTCTGTATATGGGAGACGGCAACGTAATCCTACGATATTACAATATTGCAATAATACGATATAGTAACCCATACACATTTTTATTTAATATCAAAGAAAAAAAGTTAAAAAGAAAAGTTAGTTTTTATTTGGAAAAGTCAGATTTAGACGTGACAGCCTTTAAAAGTTGTCTAATGTACTATCATATACAAGACTTCGAGAACGTACGAAATCGTAATATTACGATGATAAAAAAATCATTTTTATCTTTGTTTATTCATTTATTTTATTAT